GTGGTATGTAAAATTCCAATCCCCAGGTTTATTAATAGGGTGCACTAGAGCTTTATTTAAAGGCAGGTTTTTACTTATATAATAATCATCATAAGATTCGGGCCAGCCACGACAATCAATAACATAGTCAAATTTATGTGTGTTGACCATTACCTCTGTGTTAGAATCTTTTAATAAAGCTATATCTTCATTAATAACTTTAAATCTTTCTTTGTATATTTTACTACACTGATCAAAAACAAAAGATTGTAGTTTGAAATTATTAAAATGCAAAGCATAATAATTTGGAAGTATTGGACTATGAAAATTTTTTTCTCTCCAATCTTTATAAAAAACAGAATATTTAATAGTGCAATCTAAATTTTCTTTTTCTAAAGCCGGATTAAATTTTATTGACTCCCAAAGGAGTTGGGGAAGTTGTATGTTACTGCTTTCTCCTATTCCTAATATTTTTTTACTTGGATTAAATATGCAGGTAACATTAGCATTGGTATATCTTAAAAAATGACAGACGGACATGACCCCTACAGTCCCTCCTCCTAAAATAGCTATAGATCCTGAAACGTTCAAAGGTTTATTTCTTTGGTAGTTTGTAACCCTTAAACCAATCAGGTAGACCTAATAAAGGTCTTTTATCTAAATGGTTTTCTTTAGCTGTTTTAGATTTAGCTTTATTATAATGTAAAAATACTTGACCACAGTCTTTACCTTTAAAAGCTTCTCGCCAATGTTCTAAATCACAACCAGAATAGATTAACATATCTCCTGGTTTAAGGTCTACTTTAATACCTGCTTGACCTTTTTTACCTGTTGGATCAAGATAAATAGGCCATGGGTCACCTCCTAGATTTAATGTTGTAGATATTTCACATGAGTATCTATCTTTATGACGAGCAAGGACATCACCTTCTTTGTAAATTCTAGCATAAGAATAAGTTTCACTTAACTTCAACCCTGTATGTTTTTCCATAACAGGTTTGACTTCTTGTAGTAAAGTTTCCATTGCAATGTCTCCGTAATGTGAATAAGTGTTTGGTACTTGAGTATCATTCCACACACCCCAATAACTTGTAAAAGGTGATATGTATCTTTCATCAAATAAAACTCTTGCCACATTTCTTTTATTTAAAAAATATTTGTAAACAAACTCTGCTAATTCTTTTGATATTGCATTTTTTAATACTGTATATTTATTTTTTTTAAACGACATTTAATACTCCTTTTGGTATTGCTTGGCAGTTCCAATGTATAAATCTAAATGGACTATAACCCATATCTACAATGTACTGATGAGGTAAGTATGATGGAAAAAATATCATTCTGCCTGGTTGAACTTTATAATTAATTTGTGATGACGCATAAGTTATTTTTGTTTTATCTTTTTCTGGTAAAAGATTCATAACATTGCCTGGTCTTGGATCTTCAAACAAAGGCATTGATGTAGACTCATCCGCTTTTAAAAAATAAAAACCCGATATATGACCATTCCAATGTGTGTGTAAAGTGTGGTGTCCACCACCTTTTTTAGCAAACTCTTGTACCCATAATTCTGTAGTAAACACTTGATAATTAGTTAAATCAAACCCCATTTCTCCCAACAAATTATGAGATGTTGCCCCTACATAATCTTGTAACTCTTTAAATTTAGGATCACCAAGTAATGTTGTTGAGTGAAATACGTGACCCATATCCCCTTTGTCACCAAACTCTTTATTACGTTTATCTATGTCTGGTTTTAATCTTTTTTGTGACGCTTTAATATATTTATCAGATGCTTTATTTAATTTTTTAACAAACTTAGGTTCGTCAGCCCACCATATAGGACATTTAAAATATTCTTCTAATTTTAATTCTTTTGGAAAACTCATTTATATGGCCACCCTAAATTCCAAATAACTAGACTATTTCTTTCTCCACTTTTAACTGGACATATTCTATGCCATACAAAACTAGGGAATACAACCAAAGACCCTTTAGGTAATATTTCTTTACATTTTAAAATGTTAGGTTTTTTATCTGGGTCTTTGTTTCTAAAATCAAACTCTAACTCACCACCTTTATAATTTTTTGGATCTGATAGTGTTACTGTTACAGATAACTTTCTAATCTTACCATGTGATTGGTCGTTTGGATGTTCTCTAACATAGGGTTTTTCCCAACTATCACAATGCCAATCATAGTATTGACCTTTTTTATATTTTGTAAACTGACAGGATTCACTATAATCCCATTGAAAATTCCAACCTGCATTTACGTTTGCACTATGAATGTATGGTTGTATTTCTTTGTAAATCCAACGATCATTCATCCAAACAATATTAGAATCTCTCTTCTTTTTTAAATCTTTAATTTGTTTTTGATTTAATTTTTTACCATCACCAATACCACCAGTAACTGCCATTTGGTCTTGCATTTGATGACCATACTTTACAATGTCATCACAGACCCTAGAAGGGACTACTGATTGAAAATACCAATAATAATTTGTTAGATTCATCTTTCTATATCTTTCTTATATCAATTATTATGTAACTGTCAATGTTCCAGAAACTGTAAACTTAGCTATCTTATCTCCACCAGGGTGAGTTGAAAGTGTATTTGTACAAGGTGTAACCGCAAAAGTTCTAGCACTTGGTCCTCTAACAACTACAATACCGGATCCACCATTACCACCTTGGTTATTTGCTACACCAGCAGTTCTTCCAGATCCACCACCTCCACCACCAGTATTAGCTGTTCCTGCGATACCATCACCACCATCACCAGCATTTCCACCACCACCAGCTCCTCCAGATCCACCGGTTGCACTACCTTGAGCACCTGATGGAACACCACCACCGCCACCACCAGCATATGTTGTAGATGGACCTAAGATATCGTTTGGAGCACCTGCTCCTCCAGCTCCTCCAGGACTTCCTGATGCATCTGGAGTTTGACTTCCACCTGCAGCAGTAGCTCCACCACCTCCACCACCTTTACCAGAAGCTGCAGCAGTGCCTGTATTCCCTGGATTACCTTGAGGAGGACTAGTAGGAGGTGTGTTACCTGAACCACCTAGACCAGAGTTAGATCCTCCACCACCTGATCCACCATTACCACCTGTATTAGTATTATTTCCTGAACCTCCAGTTCCTGAACCACAAAATCCTGCTCCACCTCCACCACCAGCTGATTCAATTTTTACAGGCGCTGCTCCACAAACATTAAATATTGAATTAGTTCCACTACTACCTTGTGCAGGAGCAGGAGCACTGTCAGTGTCCACACCCCTTGTTCCACCAGCTCCTACTGTTACGTTATAAGTGCTTGTTGCACATACTCCTGTAAAACTTAAAACCGAATGTCGTAAAGGCGATGGACCAAAACCAGAAGCTCTATATCCTCCAGCTCCTCCACCACCTCCAGAGTTAGTAGAACCACCTCCACCACCTCCAGCTACTACTAAGAAATTTAAATCATAATCAATAACAGTTGATCCATCTGGCCATGTGCCAGAGCTCATAGCAGCAAATTGACTTTGCATTGACCACACACCACTTGCTTTATTTAATTCTTTTACAATAACTATTCCTGAGCCACCTGCTGCCCCAGCTCCGTACTGCCCTAAAGGTCCTGTTAAACCTCCACCACCTGCTCCACCACCCGTGTTTGCAGTTCCTGCTCCAGCCGTTGCACATTTAGGTCCACGACCTGTTCCACCGCCACCTGTTCCACCAGAAGCATCTCCTCCATCTGGACTAAATCCTCCACCGCCACCACCTCCAGCGTATACTCCTGAGTTTGGTATGCCAGGATTAAAAGAAGGGCTAACATTTAAACCTGCTCCACCTGCTCCACCTGTTGAATTTGATGCATTAGATCCGACGGCACCAGCTCCACCTCCGCCACCAGCTCCACTAGTAGGTGATGGTGATGGATTATTTTTTCCGCCATTGTTTCCTTCTGGTGGATCAAAACCTCCAGCGTTACCAGATCCTCCAACTCTACATTGTGATCCTTGGTTAGCTCCTCCAGAACCAGATCCTCCAGGTGTCCCAACTCCGCATGAAGCTCCACCTCCAGCTGGTGAGTTAACTCCTTTAGCTCCACCACCACCTGATGAAGAATAAGTCGTTCCGCAAGATGCTATAGATGAAGCTACTCCAGGAGTTCCACTTGTCATTCCTGGATAAGGTCCACAGGGAGAGGAAGTGCCTCCTCCGCCTACGGTAATTGTTATTGAATTATTTCCGCCGTTTGGTATTTCTATATTTCTTAAACCACCGGCACCGCCACCACCAGATCCACCTCCTGACGCTCCACCACCTGCAACAATTAAACTTTGTATAGTTCTAGTTCCTGGTTGTGTGGTTACTGATCCTGAAGATGTTTTAACGGTTTGTTTACTTTTTCCAAACGAAGCTTTGTTTGTTACACCGATTATACCGCCATTTGTTTTAGGCATTGTGTCCTCCTATGCGGACACCCAAGCTGTGCCATTCCAATCGTAAACTGTTGGAGTTTCCGCCTCGTCGTCTGATTTTGTTGCTTCCCAACCTCTTGTGTTGTCAGCGTTATATTTATCGTCGTTCCATCTAATGGAATACCACCAATGATCATCCGCAGTCGGTTCTTGACCATCATCTTTAATCGTTGGATAAGCTACAGGTGCTTGCCAATCATCATTAGAATCTAATGACCATGAAGCAAAAGGTTGTTGCACTATAAATTTATCTTTTACAGGGTCATAGACCATGTCTATCCCTGCGTATTGTTTTCTAAAATTATGGTTGTAAGAAGTTTGTTTCCAAGTTCCACCGTTAAAAAAATTAGCACACCATGTCTCTCCGTCTACGTGCTTATCGTTTTCTCCTAAAGGTCCAGCTGCTGTAGAAATATCATTTCCTACAACTACAACTCTTTCTACAACTTGGTGTGAATCTGACGTAAATCCAGTAGGATCCGTCTTTTCTTTTAATTCTGCAAAATGTGCCATATTACTACTCCTTAAAACTATGTTTATAAGACATCGTCTTTAAAATGTCTATAAATTAATTTGTCCACGTTCCGTCTTTAACGTTTTCATAAACCTCATTTAAATCCCATATACCTGGAGCAGTTTTGACTTCAGGTTCTTTTATAATAACAACTCCTGAACCACCACTGGCATTAGCCGTTGATTTAGTTGGTGCAGGATATGGACTAGGAAGACCCGCAGATCCACCGCCACCGCCACCGCCAGTATTAGCAGTGCCATTTATTGCATCAGTATTACAAGTAGGAGAATTATTACCACAGCCACCACCACCAAGACCACCTGTACCGCCGTGGTGTCCGTTACCTCTTCCGCCGCCGCCACCGCCACCAGCTCTTCTAACAGGAGATCCTGTAATACAACTTATTTGTCCATTACCGCCTGCATTTCCGTTACCACTATTTGCAAAACTACCAGCAGATAAAGCACCTCCGCCACCACCAGAACCACCTTGATTTCTTTGAGCGCCACCACCATCTTGACCTTGTGGGGGACTTACTGGAGGAGTATTACCTGAACCGCCATTATTATTTCCTGGACTTTCAAAACCACATGCTCCAGCTCCACCACCTGAACCACCATTACTACCAGTACCAAAATTACCACCTCCGCCACCGGCAGAAGTTATTGGATTAGATGGAAAAGCTGCAACTGTATTTCCTCCAGCAGCACCAGCATTAGGACTTCCTCCGCCGCCACCGCCAATTGTCATAGTATAACCCGTGTTAGGGTCAACAGAAATACAAGAAGCTGTTCTATATCCTCCAGCACCGCCGCCGCCAGATCCACTAACTGCAGATCCACCTCCACCACCGATCACTAAAATTTCTGTAAGAACAGTTGTTGCCGCTCCAGTTGTAAAAGTTCCACTGGCTGTAACTGATGTAACTAATTCGTTTTGTATTACGGGATCGTTGACTGGTCCAATTATTCCGCCGTTAGGTTGCGCCATAATTTAAACCTCCTAGTCGTCTATAACTTCATATGATATGACTAAGTCTAAATCCGATGCTACGCTTGCTCCACCTTTAAGTACATCTGCTTCCATTAAATATATCGGAGTATCCAATACAACTAATGTAGCATCTGCTGGTACAGAAACTGTTTTTGCTAAAAAGAAAGTTCCTGAAGTGTCAAAGTTTGTAACACCTGCTGATGTGAAGTTAGATTTTGTTATTGATAATGATAAATCTGCTGCATTCGTTCCATCGACGTTTGCACATGTGATTCTATTTATTTTTAAAAGTTTGTTTGATGATACAGTTAACAAAGTTGTAGTCGTAGTGGCTGTTAAATTAAAACCAACCGACTCACCGTTAATTGTTGCTACATTTACTATATTTGGATTTGCCATAATTTACTCCTTTTAACCGAATACGATCGCCATTGCAATAGCTTTTCCTGTTGTTATACCTGCATCTGCGAATGATAACGTTCCAGCTCCATCAGAAACCAAAGCTTGGCCTGAAGAAGTAGCGTCTGCGCTAGGTAATGTTAATGTTACACTAGAACCTATGGTTGCTGGTGCTTTTAATGCAAAAAAGTTAGAATCATCTGCATCTTTAAATTTTAATGGGTTTTGATTAGATAATCCTATTTCTGAAGAATCAGCTAATACATCAACTACATTAGTCCCATCTGAATAAACAATCTTATGACCTTTGTCTGTAGTTGCCCAAGTGGTCCCAGTTCCTGTTGCAGTTTTTAATTGAACAGTTTGAGCTCCTGTAGAACCATTGTGAGCTATATAAAAATTTTCTACACTGTCTGGAACAGTAACAATTGATGATCCTGTTAGAGCACCTGTAAGTTTCCAAACTCTATTTGCAAGAGTTGCTCCAGTTCCACCATCTGTTTTAGTTAAAGCTAGAGTTCCACCATTAGTTAAAGCTTGTGCTTGATAACCACCAGTAATTTGTTGAACAATTTGTAAATTTGTATTTGTTTTATTTCCCCAAGTACCGGCGTTTTCACCAGTAGCCATTAGTTCAATGCCTAAATTTGTAAAACTTGATGCCATAATTTATCCTCTACGCTGCTGTAACATCTGTATAAGATGTCTCCGCTGTATTGTCAACATCGGAATAGTTTGCGTTATTGTTTTTACTTACACTACTATAACTCGTATTTCCATCAATTACAACATTTTGATATGCTCTAATTCCAAGAGCTCCTACATTTGATATTGCCTCTTGGCCTGTTAAACCTACAGTCATTTCTGTAGGGGCAATGGCCCCCACATTCGATGTTGCTGCTGATGGTGCTGTTAACGGAACACCTATTGCTGGAATTAATGAACCTACTCCAGATGTTGCTACTTGTCCTGTTAACGGAACACCTATTCCAACTATTAATGATCCTACACCAGAAGTTGCAACCTGTCCTGTTAATCCTATTTCTACAGCATCTAGAATTATTCCACCGACTGCAGATGTCGCCTGTTGCCCTGTTAATCCTACTGTCATGTTAGTAGGAGAAATAGCTCCTACACTAGACGTTAATTGTGAAGGCGCTGTTGGGGCTATAACAGAAGTTAAATTTAAAGTTAAAGAACCTAAACTTGCTGTTACTTCACTAGGTGCAGTTAATGGTACAAAATTTTCAACAGCTGTTGTTAAAGATCCAACGGAAGATGTTGCACTAACTCCAGCTGGTTGTACTAATTTATTAAATGAATCACCATAAGGCTCTTCACCCCAACCGTTTCTACCCCAACCAACTAATGTTCCAGCATTATCAAAATCTCCAAGTTCAGAAGTCATTTGACTTGGTGCTGTTAACGCTGCAATTGATGTTAGGTCTAAAGTAGGTGTACCTAAACTAGATGTTAATCCTGAAGGTGCTGTTAACGGAACTGCAATTGCTGTTGTTACAGAACCAATACTTGAAGTTGCTCCAAGCCCTGATAGCTCTACTGCATATTGTACACCCCAACCAGAATTACCCCATTCTTGTCTACCCCAACCTTCTTCGTTAAAAGCTTCAAGAGCTCCTATCGCAGATGTTAAACCAGTTGGTGCTGTAAGTGAAATGTCAACAGAGTCTTGGTCACCCCATTGGTTATGTCCCCAAGAGTTTGCTCCCCAGGTATTCGACATAAGGATTTACCTCCTTATGCTATTCTAACTATAGCTGTTGTTGCTGCTTTTGCTGGGAACTGAATTGTAAATGTTCCAGAGGAAACCGTTTTATCTCCACCGAAAGCTACTGCACAAACTGCAGGATCTCCTGTTGCAGTGTCATTGAATATCAAACATCCATTAGCTGTGAAAGATGCACTTGTAAAACTTACATCGTCAAAATCACAACACGCTGTTGTAGAATCAAGTGTTGGAGTTACACTTGTTAAAGCAGCCCCTTTTGCAGTATACCCAGTTCCTGTAATTTCTTCAGATGTCGTATATGCAGTTGTGCCTGCTCCTAAAGTTGCAGAACTTGTATAAAGAGCTAAATTAAATGTATTACCAGTAGAAGCTGTGAAGTTGTGGACTCCTTTTAAAATTTCTACTTTGAAACTGTTACAAATTGCCGATGTTATTGCCATAGTTGTTCTCCTTTTACGGTGAAGGTGATTGTACTGGGATTCTTACTGTGCCATCAGTATAATCATCTCTTCTACGTCTTCCAATTTGCACTCCTGCAAACTTCTGTACCTCTTGTTTATACTTTTGTTCGTATAATGTCAACATATCTGCAGGTCCTTTTAAAAATCCATATGCCTCTACAAGACATGCATATAATAGTCCACTTGGAAAATATTGACTAATATAAGTACCACTAGTCTCGGTCACCAGACTTTTTGGCATCATCGTATAGTATATTCTAAATTTATAGTTTTGATCTGGTGTTGGTGCTACATACATCCCACCGGATGTTGTGCTAGTTGTACCAGTTGCTCCGCCAAACATAGCGTAATATTTAGGTAAAGCAGTGGTATCTTGATTAGTTAAATCTCCCTCAGTTCCAGTTAATCGTCCTACATATTCTGATAAATATGTTTGATCTTTCTTTTCTAACCAAACTCCTTGTCCTGTCGTAGCTGATGTAGAATTAAATACTTCTATGCCTCTAATAAATACAGCTCCAGTTGCTCCTTGAGTTCCTTTACCAGGTGCATTTATTGTATTGTCATCTGCCACAAAAGTACCTTCACTAACATATCTGTAAGCATCAATTGGTACATCATAAAAAATTTTAAATTCTGCGTCTTCAATAAATCTATTAATAATAGCGGCTGTTAATACACTATCTCCTACTTCTGTGTAGTTTCTAATATCGGTTACTAAGTTTGCGTAATTAAATCCTGACATAATTATGCTCTTTGATTTACAGGTCCTGCAAATGCAAAGAATCCTCCTCCTGTTTCTGTGCTTGATGCATTTGATACTAAACTAAAAGTAAATTTATTACTATAGCTCTG